AGCTGGTAGCCAAACCAGCTTCATGTCTTGTTCGCTGTTCGAGGCTCTGTTTCATGGCACACGTGGCCCTGGTAAAACGGATGCTTTGTTGATGGCCTTCGCTCAGTACGTTGGTAAAGGCTTCGGGGCAGCATGGCGTGGGATCATCTTTCGTGAGACATATCCACAATTAGCTGATGTACAGGCCAAATCGGAAAAGTGGTTTCGACAAATATTCGGAAATAAAGCTCGGTTCAACAAATCCAAGATGATGTGGGAATGGGACACTGGAGAAGTACTCATGTTCCGTCACATGAAAGCTCCAAGTGATTATTGGAATTATCATGGTCACGAGTACCCCTTTATTGGCTGGGAAGAGCTAACTAGCTGGGTTAACGATGAATGTTACAGAAGCATGTTTGCTTGTTGCCGTTCGTCCACCAAAGGTATTCCCCGCATGGTGCGCGCAACGACCAACCCTTATGGGAAGGGACACAATTGGGTAAAGGACAGGTTCCGATTGCACGGTCGTTGGGATCTCACAATCATCATTACCGATGCCACAGATGCTGATGGTCGGCCTGAGCCTAACCGTTGTGCCATCCACGGTCATATCGATGAGAATAAAATTCTCCTGTCTGCCGACCCCCACTACAAACAAACCATCGTCGCTGCAGCGACCAACCCGGCCATGGCGGAAGCGTGGTTGGACGGAAGCTGGGATATTGTGGCCGGGGGGATGTTTGAGGATGTATGGAACCCGAAGTTCAATGTTGTTGAACCATTTGACATTCCAGCTTCCTGGAAGGTTGATCGAAGTTTCGATTGGGGCAGCAGCGCCCCATTCAGCGTTGGTTGGTGGGCTGAGAGTGACGGCAGCGATTTACGCTTCAGGGATGGCCGGATTATCTCAACTGTTCGAGGTGATTTGTTCCGTATCAAGGAATGGTATGGCTGGAACGGCCAAGCTAATCAGGGGCTGCGCATGTTGGCAGTTGACATTGCCAAGGGGATCGTGGAACGCGAGCTATTGTGGAAATATCGGAAGGGCGATCAAACCTTCGTGAAACCGGGGCCTGCTGACAGCTCCATCTTTGATGTTGAGAATGGGGTCTCCATTGGCAATGATATGGCAAAGCCAGTTCGGTTCAATGGTAAGATGTATAAGGGCATTCCCTGGGGCCGAGCTGACAAACGACCTGGATCCAGGAAAACGGGTTGGGAAGCCTTGCGTAAGATGATGAAGGCAGCACATCCAAACAAAGGTGGTATTCCTCGTGAGAAGCCAGGGATATTTGTTGTTGGTATGGAATGTCCTCAGTTCCTTCGCACTGTGCCCTCGTTAGCTCGTGATGAGAAAGACATGGATGATGTGGATACGAAAGTTGAAGACCATATTGGAGATGAAACCCGTTATCGTGTAAGGTTTGTTGGTACCGCTGCCACCAGCACAGGACACACCGGAATGTATTAGCCTTTGCGGGGCGGTGCCTTTTGGGCGTATGGTGACATTTGCAGATTAAGGAATTCTTGATGGCTGTCAATAGCACACATCCTAGCTACGCACTGCTCATTGCTGATTGGAACCTGCTCGACCACACCTATGCTGGTGAGCGGAAGATCAAGGAGGAGGGGCAGCTTTATCTCCCAGCCACCAGTGGTCAGGTGGCAGATGGAATGCAAGCAAACCAACCGGGGCTTCTGGCCTATAATGCATACAAGCTTCGTTCCCGGTTTCCTGACATTGTGAAAGTGGCTGTTGATGCGCTCACCGGGGTGCTTCATTCCAAACCACCCACGATCGAATTACCCGATAGCATGGAACCCATGAGAGAAAACGCCACTCTCAATGGGGAAAGCCTTGAGGTGCTTCTCCGTCGGATCAATGAACAACAATTCATTACTGGACGGGTGGGGTTATTGTTGGATGTGCCAGATGGGGCTGCAGTTGGTACAACGCCCTACATTGCAATGTATGGTGCCAAGGAGATCCTGAACTGGGACAATGGTACCCGTGATGGCCTGATTGAACAGAACCTGAACCTCGTCACCTTAGATGAGAGTGAATACGAACGGGATGCGAATTTCGAGTGGGTATACAAAAACAAATATCGGGTTGCCGTTCTTGGTGACCCAGCCACAAATGAAGCTGCTGGTGAGGGTGTATACCGCGTTGGTGTTTTCCGTGAGGCAGATGCAAACTTCAATGAAAGCGCCTTGGTCACCCCCTCGCTTGGTGGCCGAACATTAGATGAGATCCCCTTCACCTTCATCAATTCCACTGACATCGTTCCAGCCCCCAATCAGCCACCCCTTTTGGGCCTTGCTCAGCTTGCCATCGGCATTTACCGTGGTGAGGCTGATTATCGTCAAGCCCTCTTCATGCAGGGCCAAGATACGCTCGTTGTTTCTGGAGTAACTGATCCAGACCAAAATTTCCGCACCGGGGCTAATGCAGCCATTGTTCTCCCAACTGGTGGTGAAGCTAGCTTCATTGGTGTTGAAAGTTCTGGTTTGGAAGAAATGAGAAAAGCCCTCGAAAATGACAAATCAGATGCAGCCCAGCGTGGTGGTCAATTACTTGATGCGGTTTCACGAGAAAAAGAAAGCGGTGATGCGCTCCGCATTCGTGTAACAGCACGAACATCAACCCTGAACCTGATTGCCCAGACAGGGGCCTTCGGTCTTGAGAATTCATTGAAGCAAGTTGCCAAATGGATGGGGGCCAATCCGGATGATGTAAAGGTTGAAGCCAACACTGACTTCGTGGATGACACTCTTGAGAGCAAGACCTTGGTTGAATATATGACTGCCAAGTCGCTTGGTGCACCAATGTCGCTCGAAAGCATTCATAAGCTTATGCAGGAGAAAGGGCTCACGGAATTATCCTTTGAGGATGAACTTGCTCTTATCACCACAGAAGCGCCCATGGAGGGTGGTTCAACTGCGACGGATGGGCCGGAACCTGACGAGGGTTAATCCATGGTGTTTGACCCCAAAAAGCAATTGCCCGGTGGGGTAAAAACCGCCAACGAAGAATTCTTTGACGCGCTTATTCGTCATCAGATCGGGTTGCTTCGTCTCTCAGGTAGCGTTCGTAATCAGATCTTTGAATTGCTCGATGCCACTGAAGCTGACATGTCTGCCAATATCAGGCGCATTCTTGCATCTCATAAAGGTTTTTCCACCCCTGCCAGTGTTGCCAAATTGGAACGTCTTCTCAAGAGTATCCGTGCCACCCGGTTGAAAGCCTGGGGTCAGGTTAATAAGGTTTGGTTACAAGAATTGACAGCCTTGGCCAAAGCTGAACCTGGTTTTGTTGATGTGGCGTTAAAGACAGTTGTTCCGGTTGTGCTTGAGACCACATTGCCCAGCGTCTCTCTCCTTCAACAGCTCGCCAAGACAAAACCCTTCGAAGGTAAAACGCTGAAACAGTGGTCACGGAATATTGCTGCTGCAGATATCAATCGCATTGAGAGCCAGGTTAAAATCGGTATGGTGCAGGGTGAAAGCTCAGATGCTATTGCTCGCCGGGTGGTGGGCACTGTCAGCTTAAAAGGCCGCAACGGTGTAACAGAGATTACCCGCCGCAATGCTGCAGGTATTACTCGCACCGCAATCAATGCCATTTCAAATCAGGCCAAGCGGGCATATTATGGAGAAAATACTGATATCTTCAAGCAGGAGCAATATGTGGCAACGCTTGACAACCGAACCACCATGATTTGTTCATCCTTGGATGGTAGAAAGTTTCCTGTGACCGAAGGCCCTATCCCACCATTACATTTCAACTGTCGTTCTCTCAGGGTTGCTGTGATTAATGATGAATTCATTGGCACCCGCCCAGCTCGCCCTTTCACTCAGAGGAGCCTCCTGAAAGAATTTACTGAGAAAAATAAGCTTCATGCAGTTACTGACCGTGCCAAATTACCACGTGGGTATAAGGGGAAGTTTGATGATTTCTCACAAGTTCGCGTTCGAGAATTGACCGGGCGTGTTCCTGCCAAGGTAACATACCAACAATGGCTTGGTCGCCAATCAGCGGCATTTCAAGATGATGTGCTTGGGCCCACACGGAGTAAGTTATTCCGCCGAGGAAATCTCAAGCTCGATAAATTCGTTAATCGAGTTGGGGATGAGTTAACATTGTCTCAATTAGCCCAAAAGAATGCAGCTGCTTTCCGGGCTGCTGGCCTTGATCCAGGGGAGTTCCTGTAATGCCCGAACCACGCAAAGGCGAAACCAAAGACAAATTCATTAAGCGGTGTATGTCAAGCGAAGAGAGCAAACGTTCTTTTCCTGAAATTGATCAACGCTTCGCTGTATGCGCTACAGCATGGCGCAAATCTGGCGGGAAAGGTTTGCCCCGAAAAGCCGGAACGGCGACGTGACAGTTGCTCTGTCCGCTTTGATGGAGTAATAACAATTCAGGAGCACCCTCAATAAGGAACCTAATCTCATGAGTACAAAAGCCCTATTCATCACTGCCTTGGGCGGTTCGGAAATGCCCGTCGGCCCCGTCAAGGAATTTGTCCGTTCTTCAGGTGATATCCTTACTTCTGCTGGCCATG